GGTGGAACTACCAATTTCTTAGGTTTAGCAGCGATGAGCAAACCACGCTCGTCAGTCCAAGCAGCGATCTGAATAACGGCGGCTTCCAAAGAAGTCTCGTTCAAATCGGCAGCAGTAGCCTGAGTGTTGCTGTTTGTGCCGCCAGATACCAATGGGTGAGCAGTGCTGAACAATGGAACGCCATCGCCACCGTAATATTGGGCAGAGTTGGTGAAACCGTTGTTCAACACAGCAGCAGCTTTAACCTGCTTGGTGTACGCCATTGCACGAGCCAAAGCCTTTGTATAGCGAGCTGAGAGGCTGTCGTAGAGGTTATCTTCGATTGCTTCTTCAGTCAAGCTAAAGCCAAGGGCGATAGTTTCGTGGTTGTAACGGGCTGTGAATGCCTCTTGAGCATTGTCATAAGCGATGGCGGTGCCTTCGTTTTTGACAGGAGCAGCAGAGAAGCCTGACAGCTTGGTTTCTTCTTCAAACGAACGCTCAGAGGTCTCAGTTTCGTAGATCTCTTTGTGTTGTTCACCATAGCGAGCGTACTCAAGTCCAAACAATGCGTTTAAACCTGGGAGCAACTCTTTCAGTAGTTGTGCGCGTGAAATAGCCATTTATATGCTCCTTAAGCTGCTGTATTTACAGCGGCTGCGCTGTAATACGTGTGAACACCAAAGTTAAACTTAACGATAACCTCAGTGAAAGAACCAGATGCGTTTACAGTCTCTGGAACACCAGAAATCACACGGAAAGGCAGTGTGGTTGTGGTACCAGTAGTTGCAGATACACCCTCGTTTGAGTCACCAAAAGTTGTATTACCAGCAGTAACCAAAATAGCAACGTTGTTGCCAATATCGGTCTGGGTCATACCACCAATGGTTGTGCTGTTTGACAACACTGCTACTTTGAAATAAGTATCAGGATCATCACATACATAAGCAACGATGTCACTAGCCACTGTAGAAGCTGGATAGAACTGTTGTTGCAAGAATTGCTTGGTAGTTGGGTTTGTGAAAGCACAGCCCAAGAAAATACCAACTGCATCTGTTGCGGAATCGGTGGTAGAAACACGGCTCAAAGTTCCGCCTGTATTCAAGCGCACGACATCACCGTAAAAAATTGATGTGCCAGAGCCTGAAGCGATTGGAATTTGACGAGTTGCACCAGCGAATACCTGACCACCGATCAGATTGATCGGCTGAAACCCGTAAGGGCCTGCTACGGTAGGATAAGCCATTTAGAACTCCTAAATTAAAATTAATTACTTACCAAAGGAACTTGAAGATTTACGCTCTGAAAAGAGTGGCATCCTCGCATCACTTTGACGCATTAAATTATTGTCTACAGCTTCCGCCTGAGCATCGGTTTGTTTGGCGTAAAAAGCATTACGCTGTGTAACGAACTCTTCTGGAGTCTTGCAAAGCAATAATCCACCAATCTCAATATTGTCCTTAAAGCGACTATTGGGATCGATTAACAGTTGCATTTCTGGTTGCTCTTCCATCGGGACTGGCTCCCACTTTTCTCTCAGTTTCGCTGAAAGGTTACGTGGATCTGCTGCTCCCAATGTTGAAATACGTACCCAGTGGTATTTATATCCAGGAATCTTTACAGGCTCTGGAAGTAACTCTGCGGGTGCCCACTGTTCAAGGCGCTCACTTTTATCACGGGTTTCTACTTCACGGTCAATTCTTTTCGTAGTCATTTTAGATTTCCTTTATTAGTTCACGGGCGTATTGCTCATTTGTTAGTCCTAGCTTCTTGGCAATCGCTTGCTGGGAAGTTGTTAGCCGCACCTTTTTTGAAGATGTGCTACGACTAGCGGAGGCTACAACAGTGCTAGGTTTTGCCTTGCTCTGAGGTTTTTCGTCATCTACGTCCTCGAAATTCTCAGGGAATCTCTTACGCATTGTTTCGTCAATACGTTTGTAATACTCGTCAGTAGTGGCATAAGCCATACCATTTTGTTTAACAAGCTTTTCATGCAATCCCAAGGCTAAACTGGTCATTTCGTCATCTTGACCAAACCAAGAGTTTTTTTCCTGCCAACTAGAAGCTTTCGTATCCCGAATTGGCTGTTGCACTGGTTGTTGTGGTATTTGTACATCATTTTCTTTCTCTTGTAAAGCCCTGCGCTGATTTAAGTTTTGAGTAGCGTCAAAAACCCTATCTAACTTAATTTTGGCGGTAGTCATTCTTTCTTGAGCTTCGACTAATTTATCGCCATCCCCAGACTCATAAGCATCTCGGTATTCTTTCTTAGCCATAGCCAGCTCTTGCTCGGCACTGGTTTTGAAAGAGTCTACAGCCACTGCTTCGCTTGAATTAACTTTGCCTTTTAAAGCTTTATTTTCTTCGTAAAGCCTTTTGGCAATGTCTAATGCTTCCTGACGTTCCCTGTCAGCGGCATCTGCTTTTCTGCGCTCGTCATGGTAAATCTTGCGAAACCCAGCAATTTTCTTCTTTGCTTCCGCAGAATACTCATCAAGCTCATCCCGCTCCAAAGATTCTACAAACTCTGGGTCAGAAGGGGTCTTGCCCTGATCTTCTGGTGGGGTGTCGTCTTCGACTTCAACTTCAAAATCGTCTTCTTTGTCAGTGTCTACTGACTTTACTTCTTCTTCATCGGGAAACTTGTAGTTTTCCATTCGTATACTCCTTTTCGTTTACTTACGTTTAATACCACGGGGATCATCTACTACGCCTTCCACAGAATCATCGTTGATCATGCGGAATTCACGTCCATGAATGACTAAACGGCTACCAGCATAGGGTTTAACAAGGACAAAGTCGCCCTGTTTACACCAAGCGCCGCTAGGAAAGCGAGCTTTATCTGAGTAACAATCTGGTCCTAAACTAACTACAAACAGCACAGTGGTTAGAGTTTCTTCGATCCGCATTGTTTCGTCTGCCTTTGCGATACCGCTTTCAAACTCCTTTTCCTGCTCTGGAATAGCGCAAAAAATGCGGTAACCAGAGGGTTTGGGAAGCTGTGTTGCCTTTTCTTCGTTCGACTTGTCAAGCAAATTCGTAAGATCTACTGCATGTCCTAAGTCTATTGGACTATTCATCCGAGTTCTCCAGTTTGTCTTTGAGGTCTAATACGTATCCACGAGCAATGAGCAGACCTCGAATCTCACCACACGATTTTTTGTAATCCTCGAATTTTTCGTAATTTCCAAGGACTACTGCATCTTTAAGTTGATTAATTTTTTCGTCAAATTGCTTAACCAACAGTTCTAATTCGGTCATTTGTTGTTATTTCCTTTGTTTGCGTTCATCTTAGCTGTTATTAGCTGTGCAGCTATTTGGCTTTTTTGTGCAGCTATTTGATCCTTTTTATGAGCCATGTCTATACCCAGTTTTGTGCCATCAAACTCAGATTTACGGTCTAAAACGTCTTTATCCTTCTCGATACTGACTCCTAGGCGGGTACCATCAATCTCCAACTGTCCTTCTACCCGTTGGCGTTCGATAGCTAACTGCTCTACTCTCAATTGAGCATCCACTTGGTCTTTTTGAGCCTTGCGTTGCTGTTCTTGAGCTTTGATTTGTAGCTCTTGCATCTGCATTTGGACGATAGGATCTTCCGCCTGTTGTTGAGCCTGTTGTTGCGCCGCCGCAACTTGGTTTTGCTGCAACAATTGGGTAGACGCTTGAGCCACCAGACGTGAAATTTGGATTTCGTAGTCCTCTGGGAGGGAGTCTTCGTCATCGTCTTTCATATAAGGCAATGGCGCACCCAGTTGTTGCTCGATCATCTGGCGATACTTGAAGCCAAAGTGCTCTGCAATGTGTGCCTGAAGTGCCGCAGTCATCTGTTGAGCCAGCGGATTCTGCCCAATTACTGCCGCAGTCGTTGGATCTTGCAAGAAATTGGTGTGCGCTGCAATATGAGCGTCCTGATCTTGATAAATAAACGCTTTTAATGGCTTTTGACTCAAGACATCCATGTTTTCGGTGATTGGATCCTTTGGTCTCTTGTCTTCTTCCAGCGGAATAAGCTTCTGAGCGTTGCGAATTCCCAACACATCGAGCATTTGGCGGTGCAACTGGGGCATATTGTAGATTTGTGGAGCGCCTTGAGCCAATTGCAGTACGGCTTGGTACTGAACAATCTTCTGCGCCATCGTTGCCGCATTCGGATCCGACACAGGAATGACTGTAACCAGTGAATAATCCGATTTTTTAGCCCTTGGACGACCATCTACAGGCTCATATTTATACGATTCTGGGGTGTAGTCACGAATAATGTCTTTTAACAGACGTAATTCCTGTTTCATAGAGTAATGAATGCGAGCTTGTACCGCACTCATAACCTTTAAGGTGCGCTCTAGAATAGCGAGAGTGGTTCCGACAGGAGCATTCGCACTCATATCAGACACTTTCATGTCTGCTGCGGAAGCAAACCTACGACCTTCTTCTACGATAGTCCCAAGTAACTGATAAAGAACTTGACTTGGCTCTTTGTACGGCAGAGGCATTAAGTTGTCTTTAATGGCTCCAGAAGGCACGTCCACATCACGAAACTCACCTGGCGCTATCGGGGTGTCGTCACCTTTGACACGCAATCCACGGGTCTTAAAGCCGCCTGGCAAGTTGCTAAGGGTTCCTGCGTCAACGAGCTGACGAATAAGAGACGTTCCAGACTTCGCAAAGGCTCCGACCAAATGAATGAGACCAAAACAATAAAAGCCAAAACCAGGCACGTAGCCATAATGAACGAAGTGCTGCCGTTTTTGTTTTGTTTCATCTTCTGGTCTCCAGTTACGTCTAATAGACAAAACCTCTTGAGTTCCCTTTTCCATAGTTACAACATATGGAAGGGCTATCCCCGTTGGTTCCCCGTCTTTATCTACGTCTTCGTAACCTGGCAGATCAAGGTTAACGTGAATCTCAAGCAGTTTAAACCTGTCGTCCGAAGTGGCTCTGAAGCCCATCTTTTCTGCAATTTTCTTCTCTACTTCATCCAAAGATCCAGTAGGCTCGTCTAGCTCCACGTCTCGGTAGAAACCCTCATACTGCAAACGCTTGAGTTCGTTTTGGGTTTTACGCATCACATGGGTTACACGAGGGGCTTGCTCTAGGCTTGAAGCGCCGTAAGGCACAACAATGTCTTCGGCTGGGACAAACATAGAGACCTGACGGTTAAGGGCAGGATCAAAGTACACTTTTTTGAAGGCGTTGCCAGAAAGTCCTAATCCCCAGATCATTCTTTCATGCTCAGGTCGGAACTCCTGCATTACATCGGTTAATTCGTAGTTCATGTCATCTTGGACACGGGTCGCAGCTTCTTTCTTTTCGACAGTCTCTTTGCCAATAATCTGCGTTTTAACGGGACCCGCAGCTGGGAAAGTCTCCATGATCGTTTCGGCTTGAAACTTAACAAGAGCTTCAGATAAAAGGGGATGGTATACACCGCAGGCTCCTTCCCAAGGGTCAGTTCTTTCTTCGATCTTCATGCCTAATAGCTCTAATCCGTCTACGTAAGTCTGAATCCAATCCTTACGGGCGCTGATGTCTTCTTCAAAGTCTGCCAGTAAATCACCTGCAATTTCAGTTAATTCACCTTGGCTCATGTATTCGGCTAGGTTGTCATCAAAGTCTGAATCTTCTTTGCCAAGCTCTATTTCTAAATCGCCTATCCCAATTTTTACGGACTCTGGGTCTTCAATCTCAATTTCAATTGCTGGCTCTTCTGTTAATGAGTCTATCCCTACAGGGGCTTGATAAAGACTTTTTTCAATTGACATAATTTATCCTTAGTAATACGCCACTTTTCGTTTTGGCAAATCATAATCAGGTTCATCCGAGTTAATACGGATAAACCCGCCTTGACGGAATCGCAAAAGAGCTTGGGATGTTGAGTCAACCAAGTCGTCATGATCTCCGTTAGGAAAAGAAGCACATTCTTCCATTACTTCCTCCGCCCATCTGGTATCGGGACACCATACAAACCCTGATGCAAATAGATCTGAGATGGCGTTTACACGAGCTATCTTATCACTTCCTTTGCCAGGTGTATATTCTTGCAGGGGTATTCCCATCCGCCTCATTTCATAGATTAACGGCGCTCCTGCCGCTTTCTTTTCAATAATTAAAGTGTGGGGTTCATATTCTTTGTACAGCTCGAATGCTTTGGCTTTTAGCTCAGGGAATTCCATGCGCTCTTTAAACGCATCTAAAAGAATAATATGGGCAACTTCCCGCCCTTCTGCATCATTTTTGTAAAATATCCCCCACGTGGTACAGGCGGAGTAGTCGGCACGGTTATTCTTTTCAAAGGCGGTATCCCATGACTGGATGATGTAATCGCAATGGGGAGGCTCATCGTCTTCCCAGATCTTCCACATCTCCCGCTTAATAATCGCCCCCTCTTCTGAGGTCGGATTCTGTTGATATTGGGCTTCCCATTTAGAAACAGGGATCTCCGCCTTGATTGCCTCTAGCTCGGACTGTTTCCAAAATTGGGGCCAGAGCGGCTTTCCTGACGGCATCAGCGCAGGGAACTCAATCACTTCCCACTCATCCCCTTCTCGCTTAATGGAGTTTTGGATGATCTGCCCTGTTAAGTCTCGCTTAGACCAGCGGGTCATCACGATCACAATAGCCCCGCCTGGCTGTAGACGTTGACGTGGACCAGAGGAATACCACTCGTAAACCCTATCGTAGACTTCAGGATTGCCTTGCATGGCTTCCTGCTCTGAATGGGGATCGTCAATAATCAGAACATCCGCACCCTTACCCGTGACGGCACCGCCGACACCAATAGCAAAGTAGTCACCGCCTTTATCAGTGTTCCAGCGACCTGCCGCCTTGGAGTCAGAAGAAAGCTTGGTGGGGAAGATGTCTTGGTATTCCTGCATATTGACCAGATTTCGCACTTTCCGTCCAAAGCCCACTGCCAGTTCTGCGGTGTGGGCAGTCTGAATAATCTTCTTATGAGGGTATTTACCTAGGAACCAAGCGGGAAACAGATAGGAAGCAAACTCCGACTTGGTGTGGCGGGGCGGCATATTGATGATCAGACGCTTGAGAGTGCCGTTGGCGACCCTTTCAAAGGCATCTGCCATGTCTTTGTGGTGCTTGCCTGGTATAAACGCAGACCACATACAGTTCACAAAAGAAAGGAAATGCTCCTTGCAGCGCTCTTTTTGGTCTTCTTGGAGGATGACCTTGATCTTGGGGATCTCAGGAGAGTCTTTGGGCAGGGTATCTAGTAGACCCCTGTAACGCTGCATCTCTGTTGTGCTTAGTAGACTCAAAGGGAGGTCATCTTCTCAACGGTTTTGTCGATTGGAACGAGGGAGCGGATCTTATTTGGCTGAACTTTAAGCAGTCCTCTATCCTTCAGATCGTGGATTATGCGGTGGATATTCGACTTACTCTTGAGTTTAAGACCAGTAGCTATATCAGCATAACTAGGGGAAAACCCTCGGTACTTAATAAAGTCTTCTATGAAGTGCAACACTTCCATCTGTCTTTCAGTCATCGCTTTGCTCCATATACTGCGTTTCTCATAATTCCATCACATCCAAATAAACAGGGGTATGCTCACCCATATAGGCTCCAAGGATATTAAACTCATAATAGTCCACAGCATCTTCGTAGTTCATATCCCGCATTAGGATCTTCAGGATCTTACTTTTGTCATAACAGACTGCCAGTAGTCCAGCACGCTCTACTACGCCGATAACAGCTTCATCGAAGCCATCGAGGGTCAAAAGGTCAGGGTGCTCCTCGGAGATCATTTGAGCAGCTCCAAGGTTTTTCTAACATGAGCTATGGCACCAGCCATTTCAGTCCTTTCTAGACCCCTTAGCTCGGCTTGTACCGCCATTAGGGATAGCAGAAGACTCTTCAATTTTTCGGATATTGCTTTGTTATTCACTTCATACTCCTGTTTAAACGTTCGTGGTATGTTACCACTTTGCTAAAAAATTATATATAGGGGGGTGGGGGTGTTTCACGTGAA